GACGACGCGGCCGATGGTGGGTTTGATCATGGTGAGGTGCCTTTCAGGCGTTGGCGGTCTTGCGAAAGACCTTGGTGAGGGAGGCATTGACGGAGAAGCCGCGCCGGCGTGCTGCGTTCGCCAGCTGCGCGCGGACGTGATGGCTGGCCGGCGCCTGGCGGAACAGTCCCAGGTAGCTGTTCAGGGTCTCGAAGAGCGCGTCGTCAGCGGTGCCGCGGATCCGGCGCAAGGCGTTGGGTAGCGCATTCGCGCGCGGCGTGCGGTGCCACGGCCGGATGACATGTCCCACGAAGTCGATGCCGCGGGCGACCGGCTGCATCACGGTCTTGCGTGGGTTCAGGTGAGCGCCGAGCCGGGCCGGCAGAAATGCGTCGACTTGGCGCAGCCACTGGCCCAGCACGGCGGTCGACTCGTGCGTGAAGACGAAGTCGTCGACGTAGCGCACGTACCGCGGCGCGCTCAGCTGATGCTTGGCGAACTGGTCGAGCGCGTCGAGGTGGAAGTTCGCGAAGAACTGCGACGACAGGTTGCCGATCGGCAACCCGGTGTCGGCCGGCGCGTTGAACAGGCTCTTGTGCGGCGGCACCAGGCGCATGACGGCCGCCGGCGAGTGGATCTCGACGTCGGCGCGCGGGTCGTGGAACAGCACCGTCTCGGCCAAGCGCTGCCACCAGTCGCCGTCAATGCGCGGCACCAGCTGCTCGCGCAGCACGTGCTTGTCGATCGCCACGAAGAAGTTCGACAGGTCGCACTTGAGGTAGTGCGCGGGCCGCGACCAGTTCTCGGTGAGACTGCGCACCTGGGCCTCGAGGCGCTTCGCTGCGTAGAGCGTGCCGCGGCCCGGGATGCAGGCGCAGCTGTCGGCCGTGAACGACGCGTAGAAGCGCGGCGCGATCTGGTTGTACAGCAGGTGGTGGACGACGCGGTCGCGGAACTTCGCTGCCCAGATCTCGCGCGGCTTCGGGTGAGTGACCACAAAGCAGATCGAGCGTCCGGGCTGGTAGCTACCGATCGTCAGCTCCTCGTACAGATCGCATAGGTTGCGCTCCAGGTGGGCCTCGAATTCGAGGGCGGATGCCTTGGAGCGCTTGTTTCGACGGCAGTCCAGATAGGCCTGGATCAGCTCGTCGAAGGTGCATACGGAAGTTGAAGTTGCGGACGAGCCGGACGCGACGCGTGTTGTTCTTGTCGTCGTTGTTCTGGTTGCCGTCGTCGAAGTTCTGCATCCACGCGTTGTTGCGCGAGTACTGCGTTCAGTCGTGCTGTTCACACCGCCTCGCCGGAGGCTCTCGCCGACCAGCGGGGAAGCTGCGCCGAACCGCTCCGGCGCAGTGCCGGCGGTCTTCGTGGTGCGCGTATCCGTGGCCTCGTGAGCCAGGGGCACAACCAGATTCATGCGCACGGGCATGAGGGCCTTGACCGTCATGCTGCAGGCGCCTTGCCGTATGCGGATTTGAGCCATCCACCGGCCTGCTTGCCGATCGAGTCGAGCAGGAGCACCGCCCGACCCCAGAGCTTGTGCGCGACCCAGCCCTTGTCGTGGCTCACTCGCAGCAAGACCTGGGTGGCGCGCAGCAATTCCAGAAGCCGTTCGATATGTCTCACGCGAGAGGCCTGCTTCGTCGCGTTCGCGAGAGCCATCTCGTTCAACATGTCGACGCAGTGCATGTGAATGCGCTCGCCGATCGACCTCTTCATGTCGCGCGGCAGCTGGCGCTGAACGTCAAGCGCCAGCGACAGTAGGTCACGGCCCTTGGCGTAGATCGGTAGATCGGTGTGGATCATGGCTCGAAGGATTCAAGGGTTAAAGGAACAATCTGCGGACGAGCCGGACGCGACGCGCGCCGTTCTTGCCGTCGTGGTTCTGGCTGCCGTCGTCGAAGTACTGCATCCACGCGACGTAGCGCGAGTACTGCGTGCTGCTCCAGTGGTAGCCGGACTCGAACAGCTCGGGCACGTTGGCCGAGAGCAGCCGGCACTCGCGGATCGCGGGCAGGTACCAGTCGTCCTTGCCCTCCAGGTGCGCGGCGTGGGCGAACTTCGCGGCGGGAAAGTCCAGCCCGCTCTCGGCCAGCAGCTTCGTGTTGGCCAGGCCGTCGTGATCCGACGTCGCACCGGTGTCCTGGTCGTAGCCACCCCAAGCGAGTTCGGCCGTCGCGGCGGCGCCCTCGGCCAGGATCAACCAGTAGTTCGGGCCACCATCGACACCACGCATGAGGCCACCGTTTCGGCCGCCCTGGCCCGGCCAGATGGCGCCGATGGGCGGGATCTCGGTGGTGACTGCCGCCTGAGCAGTGGCGCTATCGGATGGCGGCTCGCTGGCGGTGGCCAGCAGCGCGGTAATGAACGCCGACGCCATCGGGTTGGGCGCGCCGAGCGTGACGTGCATGTTCTGGATCGTGATCACTGTGGTCTCCGTTGGCCGGCGTGGTCAGCCGGCATTGGTCGAAAGGATTGAAGGATCAAGCCTTGAATCTGCGGACGAGCCGGACGCGACGCGTGTTGCTCTTGTCGTCGTAGTACTGGCTGCCGACGCCGAAGCTCTGCACCCACGCGTTGTCGCGCGAGTACTGCGTCGAGGACCAGTACCAGTCGGGCCTGAAGGCTTCGGGGCCGCCCTTGCGGAAGATGGCAGCCGACGTCTGCGCTGGCAGGGCCTCGGTGTACGGGTAGCCCACGGGGAGAGACGAGGGGTTTTCGCCGTTGCGGTAGACGTAGTTCTCCTCCCGAGTTGGCTTGAGGCCGCGATAGAGCAGCTCGAGCTCGTCGCGCGACGCGATGTACCAGTCGCGCAGCCCGCCGATCTCCGTGGCCATCGCCTTCTTGGCGATCTCGCTGCCAGCGTTCGCCATCGCGACGGTGTTGGCGGCGCCGTCGAAGTAGCTGCGGGCGCCCGGCAAGTCGGTGTAGGTCGGCAGCCAGATGCCTTCGAACTCGCTTGCCATGGGCGCCACCTCGATGCCGAAGACACCGTCAGGCGTGTTGATGTAGCCGGTGAAGTGGCCGACTTCTAGCTTGGTGCCCAGCGCGAGCGCGGTGAGCGCGGCGACTTGCGTCTGGATGGATTGCGGTGCGTTCATGAGGTGCCTTTCGTTGGCGGTGGAAGAAGAAGCCCTTGCGCTGAAGTGCGGCGGCCGGAATCGAAGCGTCGAAGAGGAGGGAGGGAGGAGACAGACGCGCGGGTCGGCTGCGGGCTGGAAACTTGGTCAGAACGGGATGTCGGGCTCGAGCGCTCGCTCGGCCTTGTTCACTGCCTCCCGGTAGGCCTCGCGGTTGACCGGGTCGTCTTCGAGTCCGGCGTTTGCGCTCTGGCAGGCATCAACGAGCTTCTGCAGCGCGTGCTCGAGCTCCTGCACTCGCGCCTCAGCCGAGGCCTTCTTGCGCCTCAGGTCAATGCGGTATTTGCGCGGGAATTCGCGCTGGTCGAGAGCCTCATCGGCGAGATCGCTGGCGCGCTCGACTACCTCTTCTGGCGTCAGGCTGAAGTCCAGCATCCGGCCCGCGATTCCCTGTAGCGCCGCGGCGAGGAAGAAGTCGCGCGCCGAGATGCCGGTCTCGGTGAAATGCGGGAACGCTGGCCCGCTTTGGTCGTGTTCGTGGATCATCTTGGGGCTCCTCACGCGGCGACGGCCGCGTCCTTGCAAGCGAAGAAGACGGCCATGCAGGCGCGCGTGTCGCCCATCGCGGTGTGGGCGCCAGTCATCGGCTGGCCGACGAGTTGCAGATGCGCCTCGGTGAGCTTGGGCACCTTGGTCAGCCCCAGCGCTTCCTTGGCGAGCTTGCCGGTGCATTGCGACGGCGCAGCCTTCCATACGTCGGCCTGCGCGTCGTCGCGGTAGCGCTTGATCGCGATTCTCACGATGCGCATGTCGAAGCTCTCCACGTGTGCCACCCGCTCTTCGGCGAGCTCGTGCAGCGCCAGGAACCGCTCAAGCGCCTTCGCCTCGGGGATTCCATGCTCCAGCGCGTAGGCGGTCGTGATTCCGTGGATCGTTACCACCTCGTCGGGGATGTTCCAGCCGTCGGGGCGGATGATCACGTCGAGCTCCTCGACGACTTGTCGCGTTTCGGTGTCGACGAGCAAGGCGGCGATCTGCACGAGGTGCGGCTGGCTCGGGTCCCCGCTGGGCAGTTTCCAGGCAGGCAGACCCGTGGTCTCCGAATCGAAAAATATGGCGAGAGACATCGTGATTCCTTGGTTGCGGTGGGCTGGTCGATCAAGCGGCGCGCGCGCTCATGACGCGGTCTTCGAACACACGCACGCCGGGGAGCGCGCAGGCCATGCCCACCCCCTTGACGTAGGCGCGCAGCTTCACGCCGTCGGCCACGATGAGGTTGATGAGGTCGGGACGCTCGGCGATGTGCTTGACTAGGGCGAGCAGGTCCGTGACCTCGTAGTCGAGCTTCTTCGAGGTGCTGATGCCGGTGGTCTTGGCCTTGGCGGGCGTCACGACAGGTGCGACGACCATCTGCGAGGTCATCGCTGCGGTCTGGGCCTCTGCCTGCGCGCGCTGCGCGGCCGCGGTGGCTTGCGCTGCGGCCTGCGCGTCGCCGGCGGCCGTCGCGGCGGCTGCCGCTTCGGCCTGGGCCTGGGCTTCGCGCTGGCGGGCCGCGGCTTCCTCGTCCAGTCGCTTGCGCTCGGCCGCGGCCAGCGCTTCTGCCTGGCGGCGCGCTTCGGCGGCGATGCGCTCCTGCTCTTGATCGAAGGCGAGCATCGAGCGCTTCAGCAGCGCCTCGCCGTTGGCCAGCAGCGCGGCCGGGCCCTTGAAGAGCGCGTTCACGGCGTCCAGACCTTTGTTGATCGGCCCAGTGATGGCGGTGCGCTGCGCTTCGAGCTGCTTGGCCTTCGCCTTGATCGCCTGGAGCTCCTCCGCCGCCAAGCCGTAGTCCTCGGCCGTCGTGATGGCGAAAGTCTCAATGAAGGTCAGGGCGGACTGTGCGCGCGACGTGATCGCGACGATGTCGGGGATCGTGAGCGCTGCGATCGGCGCCAGGATGGTGTCAGTCATGGTGGGATTCCTTGAAGCGGCGGAGGGTCAGGCAGGCCATGAAGCAGGCCCAGTCGTTCGGGTCGGTTAGCGCGTCCAGGCGGTATGTACCGTCCGGGCGCAGGCGCAGCGCACCGCGGTGCGTGACGCTTGGGTCGGCCAGCGCGCGCAAGTAGGCAGCGGTCTGCGGGCCCACCGCGATCGGGCAGCTGATACACGTCTTCAGGTCCACCAGCCACTTGGCGCCGTTCAGGCCCAGCACGCGGTCAAGCGTTCCGGCGAAGAGCATCAGCGGGTCGAACACGCGCTGTTCGTTGAGCAGCACCGTTGCGCCTGTGTCGCGCCGGAAGGCGCGGTAGGCGGCGAGGTAGGGCGCGACCTGTTGCTCGACGCTTGCCTCGTCCAGATCGTCCTCGTCGTCCAACTGGCAGGCGAGGTGAACCTTCTGGCCCAGCTGACGCTTCGCGTCGAGGACATGCTCCGGAATACCGGAGAAGTCCACGAGCGGGGACAGTACCTGTGTGACGCTGGGCACCACGTTTCCGCCGGAGCGGTACACGTGGGACGTCTCGTCGAAGGTGAGGGAGTCGCGCGAGCCCATGGCGTCAGGCCATCTGCAGCAGTTCGGCCTTCAGCTCGTCGAACTGCGCGCCGTTCAGGAGCTCGATGCTGGTGGCCTGGTAGCGATCGCAGATCGTCGTCTCTTCGACTCCGGCGGCCTTGAGCTTGTTGCGCAGGTAGGCAACCTGGCCGCCGCTGATTCCTCCGGTGGCTGGCGCCGCGGCCTGCGGCGAAGGGGGCTTCGAGGATGCAACGGGCGCGGGCGGCGGGGAAACGATCGGCGCGGGCGAGCCGCCGATGATCTCGCCGGTGACCTGGTCGACGTCACGCTGAGTCGGCGCAGGCGCCGAAGCCGCGGTATCGCTCTTACGGCGTGGGCCAACCGGAGGAGGGGGCGGCGCATCGCTCGTGGGGTTGTCGCGACCCATCAGGGTGTCCTCGAGCTCGTCCACCGTGTAGACGCCCAGCAGCGCGCCGGGCACGAACGCGCGCGCCCAGTTCTTGATTTGCAGGTAGCCCAGCTGCTGGCGCGGGTTGGTCTTCCACAGCGGCGAGTTCTTGGTCGTGATCTGCGAGATCCGGAGCCATTCGCCGAACTTCACGTCGCCGCCGGCGCGCGGCACGAAGCCGACACGACACTCGAGCGCTTCACCCGTGCCTTGGTATTCGTACTCGGGCAGGCCGCGCACTGCGCCGGAGTTTTGCAGCACCGCGTTGACCAGTTGGGCTTCGTAGCCCAGCACGCCATTGACCAGGTGCGTCTTCTGCGCCACGGCGAACGGATTCATATTCCACAGCATCGCCTGCGTGACGATCGCCAGGCAGTCGCCGACGTTGCCCACCAGGTGCTTGGGCACCGTCAGCTTGCTGTTGGCCAGCTGCTCGGCGATGCGCACCATCTTGTCGAGGCTGTCGCCGTCGAGGATCTCGCGCGGCGAGAAGGTTTTCTGCAGCAAGCGGTCGAAGTCGGACTCCAGCTCTCGGTGCGCGTGACCCGCAGCGGCGGGTGAGGTGTCAGTCATCATGAGGATTCCTCGGTTGGGTGATCGGTGGAAGGGCGTGCGCCTTCTCGGCGCGGTACTGCTCGAGCGTCTGGCCCACGCGATGCGCGATGCGCTCTTCGACCAGGTCGACCAGCGGGCGCATCTCGGAGAGTTCGTCCAGCGTCGGGGCGAACCTCATGGCGTAAACCTCGCGTCGGAAATTCCCAGCAGCGCGCCGAGGATGGCGAAGCCGGCAGCGATGGCAACGAGCGTCCAGCGACGCACGCGCGCGATGGCAGCGTGGTCGTCTGACGTGAGCATCGGCGGCTGGATGACGCGCTTGTCGTCAGGAGCCACGTCTTCGTCGTAGAAATTCGGGCTCATCGCGCGCGCTCCGCCATCTGCGCGTCCTCGACACCGTCGAACGGCGGCAGGTCAAGCACCAGCATGCCTTCCAACGTCTCGCGCCCGCCGAGGGTGATCGTCTGGCGCGCCGGCAGCACGTCAACCGGGTAGCTCTGTGCCTGTGCGATGCCCAGCGCCTCGTCGACGATCTGCTGCACCGACGGCGTCGGGCCCAGCGCCTTGATGCGGTGCAGCGCCGAGAGCAGGTAGGCGATGCGCCGCGCGTTCTTCTCGGCTGTGTTGCTCGAGTCCTTGGGCAGGTCGAGATCGATGTCGCGGTACTCGCGGCCCTCGAGCGCGAAGATCGCGCGCTGCTCGATCCAGCGCAGGCGGCGAGTGCTCGTGCGGCTCTTGGCTGCCGACTTTGCGATGTGGTCCAGCGCCTGGGCGAGGATCATCGGATCGACTTCGCGGGCGGCCTTGTCGGCGCGCGGGAAGATCGGCGTGGCGCTCATTGCTGCCACCCCAGGTCAACCAGCTTCTCGGCGAAGCCCTCGACGTAGGTCGAGCGCAGGTGGATGTGCAGCACGTCGGCGTTCGCTCCGCGCAGCACGTCGGCCAACAGCACGTACAGGTGGTTCGTCTCGCCGCACAGGGTCAGCACCTCGGGAAGCGAAACCAGCACCACCTTGCCGCCCGCCACGATCGGCAGCTTGCGCGGGTTGAGCCGGCCAAGCGACGCCAGCGCCTCGTTCCAGATGACGCGAAGCGTGTGGCGCATGTCGTCGACCGCGTCCAGTCGTGAGGCCTCGTCGGCCTGGTCGGTGAACTGCTCGATCTGCGCATCGGTGAAGCGCGCGACCGCGGCGTTGGCGACCGCGTATTCGGCGGTGTCGTCCATGGCCCCGTAGAGCAGGGCCATCGACGGCGACGGCGCAGGGATGTGAGTCGGCGGCGGAGCAACCTTGCCGACGGCGATGGGGGCGAAGCGGTCGTTCATTGATACTCCGAAGGACTGAAGGATCAAAGGAACAATCTGCGGACGAGCCGGACGCGACGCGTGCCGCCCTTGTCGCCGAGGCCCTGGTCGCCGACGTCGAAGTACTGCATCCACGCGTGGTTGCGCGAGTACTGCGTCGAGGACCAGTACCAGTCGGGCCTGAAGGCTTCGGGCACGTTGCCCACGAGGATTCGCCACTCGCGGCGCGACGGGATGTACCAGTCGTCGAAGCCGCCGACGCGGCACTCGCCCGCGAACTGCGCGGCCGGGTGGTCGTATTCGCTGGCGATCAGCGCGCTCGTGTTGGCCAGGCCGTCGTGGTCGGACTTCGAGCTCGGCTCGTCCTTGCCGTAGCCGCCCCACTTGAGTTCGGTCTCGGCGGCCGGGTCGTCGGCGTAGATCAGGAAATAGTCGGGACCGCCGTTGACACCGCGCATCAGGCCGCCGTTGCGGCCGCCTTGGTCGGTCCAGAGGGTGGCGATCGCGGGGATCAGGCCATTGGCCATCGCTTCGCCCACGGTGGGCATTTCGTTGACTTGCATTCGCTCGCTCCAAGGGCCCCCATGGCCCCAATCCCAAGCCCCGCACGCGAGGCAAGGGGCTGGGGTCAGGCGAGGGACGTGGCGAGTACCGAGGTCGCGCGGCGCGCGTCGTCGCGAGCCTTCTGGATGACGGCGACGACGTGCAAGCGAGTCCATTCGCCCTGCGCCTCGAGCAACTCCTTGGCTTCGGCCGGCGTGATCTTCTCGACACCGTTGTGCGGAACGAACTTGTAGAGCTGGGTGCCGGCGTGGTTCGTCAGCAGATAGGCGTCCGGGGCGAAGTCACCCGGGGTCGCGATCTTCGCGGCAACGACCAGGCTCATGAAACCGACCTTGACCGTTTGGCCGACTTCCCAGTTCTGCTTGCTCTTCGTGATCATCTTCTGCTCCAAGCTCTGTCTAAATGCAGAGCACGGAGCGACTATACAACTGTTGTTTTGAATGAGTCAACAACTGTTGTATGCAGAGCCGAAAAAAAGCCCGCACGCGCGGGCTTGGGTCAGGCAAGAGGGCGGATTTCTACTTCGACGGGAATGCGACCTTGCACGCGGTGGCCAGCGCGATCGGTACCACAGCGAGCCATGCTGCGATGGAAAGGCCTGCGCATGCGAGCGCGCCAAGCGTGAGGTCGGCGAGGCGCGTGCTCGTAATACCGGATGGCCACAGCGCCCAGGCCGTCAGGGCGGCGAGACCGCCGGAGACGGCCTGCGCCGTGAAAATCTTCCCGATGAAGAGGGCTTCTTTGAGGTGGCGAGTGGCGCGCGCTCGAGTGCCTACCTTCGCTTCAGTCAGTGGTCGAATCTGCATCGTCAGTTCCTCGTCCTTTGCCCGAGTTCGTCGTCCAGGGCTGCCACCATTCCCCGGGCGAAGGTGGGGTTGCGGTGCGCCTCGCCGGTCGTATTGACGATGTAGGCGCGCTGTTTGAGCATCGCCGCAAAGGCTAGTCCGATCACCTCACCGGCCTTGGCTCGTTGCAGAAGCAGCTGAAGACATTCCACCGTGTCGGTGGACACCATGTCAGGAATTAGGGTGAAGGGGCGTTTCATCGGGATGCAGCGGTATGAGCGGGGCGAGCCATTTCACGCCGTCTTGCGACGCAAGGCGCTGCGCCGATCCCTGTCGGCTCGTCGATCGACTTTGCTGTTTGTACGCTCGGCCGGCAGGCCAAGGTATGACTTTTCCGCCGCAGTCTGAGGTGCCGCGGTCGTCTGCGTAAAAGTAGAGTTAGCCAAGCATTCGTTGATGGCGTCGAGCATCGCCTTCTGAACCCAGGCGCGATCCTCCGGCCCAGTGAGGGACTCCCACTTCGCCCGGGGCACGCGCTCGAAGAACCATTCTCGATCGCGAGGATCCCCCATGCCGGCTAGCAGCCATCGGTATGACACCTCCAAAGCGTCCGCGATCCAAATCGCGTACTCCGACGTCTTGGAGTCTCTTGTCTCTAGGTTTGAGAGGGCTTGCTGCGACAACTCGCGCTGACCAGGCGGGATCAATTCGTTGACCCGCCGTCGTAGGTCCTCGGCCTCCCACTGCCGAAGCTCCCTCGCCTCTTTGATTCTTCGTCCGAGGTTCATCCTCAAAGTCTCACAACAACTCTTGTATTCGGCAAACAGCATCTGTTGTGTCGTAGACCACAACTGTTGTACGATGGCGCATGGCTTCATCACTTACCCCCTTGAGCTCGCTCGCTCGCGCTGTCGAAATCGCCGGTGGGCAAGCTGCTCTCGCGGCGGCCATTGGTCTCAAGCAACAAAATATCTGGAACTGGCTGAACCGCGGTGACGGCATCCCGCCCGCGGAGTACTGCGCTGCGATCGAAGTGGCGACGGCTTGCGAGGTGAGGCGCTGGGAACTTCGTCCCGAGGACTGGTGGCGCATCTGGCCCGAGCTGATCGGGATCGAAGGCGCGCCTCCAGTTCCGACCGCGGAGGCTCAGGCCGCAGGGCAGGGAGCCTGACCCATGGCTTGCCCCGCACCGCACGCCGAGCTCGTGCAAGTCGCGCTGCTCCTGGTTTTCGCCGCGCTCGCCGTGGTGGTCGCATGGTTCGTCACCCGGCTCGAAGAACGCCGCGAGACCGACCGCCGCCGGCGTTTGATGGCCGAGTCGCTGCAGCGGTACGAGCAGGCACAGCACTTCTGGCGCGAGCGCGTCGACGTCAAACCCAGAAAGGACTGAGCCATGCGTCGCTACCGCCGGTACTCGGATCGAGACCATCACCTGGGCCCCTACATCACGGTCTTCGCGCCGGACGAGAAGAGCTGGCGACCTTGGCGCGCGGTACTCAGCTCTGGTGGCGGTGACGAGCACCCGGGCTGCCATCTGTGGCTGGCGGTACGTGG